AAAAATGATGATTTAAATAAATATATGGATGATTTAGAGAATTTCGATGTAGATTCATTTGAAATGGATGCAACTAAAATAGATAACGATTTTATAAAAAATTTAAAGAAAAATTTCAAATGAAAATAAACATTAAATACCATTCAAAAGTAAATAAGATAATTCAGAACGGCAATTGGATAGATCTTTTTCCTAAGAAAAAATATTATTTTAAAGCACCAAGAATTAATTGGAACGATACCCCTGATAAAAACTATGATCAAACTGTAATATTTGACCATAAGTTAATAGAGTTGGATTTTTCAATGAAACTTCCTAAACACTTTGAAGCCAATGTAGTTCCAAGAAGTTCATTGTTCATGAAAAAGGGAATTATGCAGGGAAATCATATTGGTATCATAGATGGTGGAACTAATCCATCTAAAGGTATAGATTTCACAGATAAGGTTTATATGGGTTATACTGGTAATGAAGATAAGTGGAAGTTTGTAGCCGTTGCATTTAAAAAAGTGACGATACAGCCAAATGAACCAATATGTCAATTTTCAATTAAACCAAGTATGAATGCTCCTTGGTGGATAAAATTAAAATGGTTATTTACATCTAAAATTGAATTTGTTAAAGTAGATAATTTAGATGATATAAATAGGGATGGTTTTGGTTCATCAGATTCTTAATAAATGTTAAATGTGGGTATTATATATAATGTTATTGTTGTTGATTGTTATCATATTGTTATTAACAATAATAATATTTGTAATCATAAAAAAAAGTATATATTTTTCAGATAAAGAAAAAGAGTTCATTTATTTTCTTATTGATATTTTTTCAGAATATGGTAAAGATTTAGGTATTCATTCAGAAGAACAACATGAACAAATAGTGATTGAATTAAATAAACTAAAAAAAAGATTATCAAATGGAAGAAAGACCAAATAAACTAGAAATGATAATGGATTATTATCCCGATATGGAATTTTTATCGGCAGATGGTTTCGATGATGCTCTTATAGGTATTGTTGATGAGAAACTTGTTTATTCTAAAGCCATATGTATCCAAATATTAATGACTGAAAATGATCTTGATCATGATGAAGCATTAGAGTTTTATATGTTCAATATAGAGGGTGCTTATATGGGAGAAAAAACACCTATATGGGTTGATGATGATATGTTTTTAGCTTTTTTATAAGAAAATGAAAAATAGCGATAAAATAATACCACCATGTTCAGGGAAATGGTTTAAAATATTAACACCAAATTTAAGAAAATATGATGGCAGCGGAATATTAGGATATACCGTGGTGTATGTTAATGAAGATGGTCTTTCATGTTATCCTAATTATAAAATAATATCAGAATGTAATAAATTAGAGGATTTTAAATTTTAATATATGAAAAAAATAAAAGAACGATATTCGGGGAACAAATCCAAAAAATTTTGGAGAAGAGTCAATAAATTAAAAAAAGAAGGTAACCATCAAGAACTTTATTCATTGGGAGTTGCTTTACAAAATTTTGAAGCATATGTTTTAAAACAACTTGAAAACGCTATTGATGATGAAAAATAATATGACAGCAAGAGAATATTTTGAAATAAAAGCAATAGAAGCAGGATATGATCATTTTCTACATTATAGTGATTGTAGAGATTTTGAAAAACTACCAGATGAAATAAGTAAATGGGCTACTGAATGGCATGAAAATGAAATGAATGTTGAAGAACAAGCACCAATAAAAAGTGACCATCGAAAATTATTTGATAGGATTGAAACACTTGAACGTAAACAAGACACTATTTGGAATAATATATTTATGGCAGCTCAATATGAAATAGTAAAAGGTGGTGAAGATAAGAAGAAAATTCTACTTAAAGGCAGAGTTGATAATCTTGAAAATGAAATAAAAAAAATATGGGGTTAAAATTTAAAATAATTTTTGAAAAAAATATTCCTGAAAGAACATTTATAATTGACGAAAATAATTTCTATCCAAAATATTTTTTAGGATTAAATGGTTTATTATATGAAAATTATGGAACTGAAGATAAACCAATGTGGGAATCTGTATTCGATAAAGATTATGAAATAAAATATATAAAAAATGAATCTTAAAGCTAAAATAACGTTTATGTATAAAGAATTTGAAAAATATAAAACAGGTGAAAAGATAAAAGGTGTTGGTGTTTTACCAGATAAACAAGAAGTTGATATTTATTATGATGAATATTCTGCCCCTTTAGGTGATTTAATGTATGATTTCATAAAACATGTAAAAAAACCTTGGTGGAAGAAAAAATTATATAATCATGAACATATAACTGAAATATATGTGAATTGGTTAAATAAAATAACGATGACAGAAACTTTTTAATTAAAAATTATGAATGAAATTAGTAATAAGACAATGGCAGTAAAGAGTGTGAATACTTTAATGGGTGCATATGAGGATTTAGTAGATAAAGTAAAAACACTCAAAAATTTAGAAATTTTATCTAACACATTATTAGAAAAGTTCAATAGAACAGAAGATGATCCTAGTGTTATAGAAGCAAGCCCCCCTGACCCAAATGATAAGAATATTGTTGATTTGTTTGATGACATAGCTAACCAACTTGATGAAACTATGAATAGAATCGGTAATAATTTAGAAAGGGTTGTCCAAATGATTGATTAAAATAGAAAGATTTATGTTCAATAAAAATCTTAAAGAAAGAATAAAATTGCTTGAATACGAAAATACAATTTTATTATATAAAATAAATGAAATTCAAAAACAACTAAAACATCCTATCCCCCCAATATATCCATTTTCAAGAAAAATAAGTGAAGGTAAAAAAACATTAGGATATGAGGAATTGAAAAAGAAGTATAGGTAGTTTATTTTATAGATTATATCTGATATATCTATTTAAATCACCATAACCTAAACCAGTTATACCGTTTTTAAATCCCATATCAATAAATATCTCATCTAATTCTTCAAATGATTTATCTTTAAACTCATATGCCCATTTAGTAACATCTTCATCAGATATTTTACTAAATTCAATTACGGGTATTAACGTACATCCGTTTTCTATTGCAGCCAATGCTCTATGTCTCCCCTCTTGATAATCGTTATCGGTATTATAATAAGGCACAGGAAACTTATTACCTTTTTTCATTGCTTCGGCATATTTAAAGACATTATTTTTAATTACATTGGTATCATAATTAACGGTATCATCATAAGATACCCCAAAATTCCTTGCAATATTATGAATATATTGTTTAGGACTCATGTAATGTAATTTAGCCGTTTTTCTTTTATACATCATGGAATATAAAGGCTTATCGAATTCCACATAATCAACATATATTTTATCAATATCAAAAAATGACGAACAATCGATTTCTTTATTCTCATTTAATTGATTATATGTGTTTACTTTATTAATTAATTCTCTTATTTCTTTACTCATAATATAGAATATTCTAAAAATCTCCCTTAGTTTCGTTTAAAAAATTCACCACATCTTCTTTTACAGGAATTGCAATGACACGTTTCCAATAATTTTTAAAACCACCAATTGTTTTATTTGTGGTGTCAGTTACATTATTAACGTTTTCAATTTCATAATATCTATTTTTCTCACCACTTAAATTATATTCAACAATATCACCTCTATTAATTTCCAATTTCTTTTCTTCGAGTTCAGTTAAATAAACACCAAAAACAATATTACCACTATCATCACGAGAAATACCACCAGCATTTCCACCGTAATATTCTTGTTTTGAATCTTCAACTGTAACCATTACACTAATTTTTACAGGAGACATGAATTTTTTATCTTTAGCTTTAGATTGACCATATAAATTATGTGTTTTGGTTTCAATAATGTTTATTCTATATATAGTAACTTCTTGAGCATTATCTGTCTGAAGAAAATTTCTACCATACATGACATCTAAATTAAAAGAGTTATCAGTCATAAATAATCCATATCTTTGATCCTCTAAATCAACTACTTGTTTTTTTTGTTTCATTATTTAAATATTTAAATCGCTATAATAGGGAACATAGGTGGTTGATAACCTCTTTCCTTATTAACATATTCCGCTATTTCTGCTCTTTCTTTAGTTAAATTAATTTGACTTATTTTTTCTAATTGTTCTAATATTAATTTTTCTGTGGCTTCTTTTAATTCCTTACCTTCATCTAATAAATGACGATAATCCATTGTTAATTGTTTTTCGGTAACACCTAATTCTCCCGAATAAAAACCTCTAATACCCCCAAGAACCATTTTTACTTTAGAAATTAATAAATTACGAATTTGTTGATGTGCTACATCGTTCATACTACTCCACTCTAATACTTTTGTTGGTGGGTCTGATGGTAATCTTACAACATCCTTATTATCTTCTAAACATTTATCCCTATCTTTACTTTTATCCATATCATAGTACCAATACCATACTTTTCTTCCTGCATAGTGTTTACCCCATATGTTTGAGATTTCGTGTCTTTCGCCCGGGATTGGATAAAGATGCAACATCTTTTCACCAGAAGCCAATCCTGTTATTCTATATGTTAAAGTTGATTGTAATACTCTCTGTTTCATTCGTCTATCTTGTGCCGTTAATAACATTGAATATGTTGGTTGTACATATAACGAAGGTCTACCAATATAAGACCAACCTAACATACCTGCTGACCAATTATTTAATGCAAATGGATCTACCAATCCAGCATCTATTTGAGGTGGTGTTTCCCATAAAACTTCATTAATTTCTCTATTAGCAGGTAAAATATAATGTTGTGTACTTGCGGATGTTATAATATAATCTCTTTTTAATTCCCATTCACTTTCAGCAGGAGCATTAGTACCTAATCCAACTTGTCTTGAATATGCGTATGTGAAAGATTCCATATAATGATTGGTTTTTGTTGTAAAAGCAGATACGAAATCAGTATTTTCTTTAGGTAATCCCTCTAAACCAATCCATTGTTGTTGAATTAACCAATTATTTAATAACGATGAATAATCTTCAACAACCATTTCTAAATATGAATTCATCATCTCGTCTTTAACTTCAAAAGGTCTTAATGGATAACCCATTTCATGTTTAACTTGAAGATATAATTTATTTCTTTCAACTGTATTAATTAACGTCATAATTTGTTTTTAATATAAATACTTGAAAGTAATATTAAATAATATTTGAAAAATTCCTTTTTATTGTTACATTTGTATATTAAATGAATAGTTATGAATAATATCCAATACGAAATAAAAATTGATGAGAATGAAATACCATATATTTCGTTTCCTGAAGATTATAATAGTACAACAGAAGATAATTTTTTTGCTATTCAATTAACGAATTATGTTTTCAAAAATATATATGAAAGAAATATTAATATACTTGATAAAGAATCGTTAGATAATTTAAATACATGTGTAAACGTATTAGAAGAGATTGGTTATGAAATGAGTATCTTAATTAAAGAACAAATGGAATTTTCTGGAAATCTCACTTTAATGACTAATCAGAAATATCATATCCAAGTAAAAACATTAAAAGAAAGAAATAATTTACCGTTAAATAATATAATATATAATGATAAATTATATGAAAGAAAAGAAGGGTTAAAGGTGTTTGTTACAGACAAAATGAAAATATTTGAGTTAAAAGGTGGTATTGACAATAAAAATTGGAGAATAATAAAATGATAAAAAATCCTACTGAAGAACAGAAGAGAATTTTCATGTTTATAAAAAAAAGACTTGAAAATATAGTAATTAAAGCATATGCAGGTACGGGAAAGACTACAACCATTGTTGAAGCGGTTAATTTAGTATCGAAAGAAAAATCGATAATGTTCTTAGCTTTCAATAAACATATTCAAGAAGAATTAAAAACAAAATTACCTGAACATGTTAGATGTTATACCACATATGGATTAGGTAATTCAGCCATTAAAAGAAAATATAAAGACAATATTAAATTTGATGAATTTAAAATTGATAAGATATTACAGAAAAAAAGTAAAGCATGGAAATTAAAAGCAGAATTTAATAATGATGAGGAATATTCTTATTATTTATCAAGCATTAAAAAACTTGTTAATCTATGTAAATTAACTTTAACAATTAAACCTGAGTTTATTGGATTTTTAGCAGAAAAACATGATATACCCATAAAAAAAACTGCAGATTTTAAAAGAGTATTAAAAATATTAGATGCTTCTTCTAACGATAGAAAAACTTATGATTATACTGATATGGTTTATCTACCAGCCATAGATAAATCAATTTGGATGTTTCCTCAAGATTATGTATTTATTGACGAAATTCAAGATTTAAATAGATGTCAAATTAGGATAGTTGAAAAAATATTAAAAAAAGATAAATTTAGTGGTAAATATACTGGTAGATTAATTGGTGTGGGAGATGCATTCCAAAATATCTATAGTTTTGCTGGATCTGGTGAAAAATCATTTGATTGGTTTTTAAATTTTCAAAACACAACAGTTTTACCATTATCTACTTCCTTTAGATGTTCTAAAAATGTAATAAAAAAGGCACAAGAAATCGTTCCAGACATCAAAGCATTAGATAATGCTCCTGATGGTCTAGTTAGAAACGGAAATGCCTTAAATGAAGCTAAAAGTGGTGATTTTATTGTTTGTAGAACAACAATGCCGTTGGTTAAAATGTTTTTTGAATTATTAGTTCAAAATAAAAAGGCAATTATTAAAGGAAGAGATATTGGAATAAAATTAATTGAATTAATCGGTAAACAAAAATCAATTAAAGATTTAGTTAGTTATTGGGAAAAAGAGTTAAATATATTTAAAAAAGATTTATTAAAAGAAGGTATAATAAATCCAAATGAACATAGTGAATATTCGGCACTTCAAGATAAAGTAGTTACTTTATTATTCTTAACTAAAATGTCAACTAGCATCAATGAATTAAAAAATAACATAAAAACAATATTTACTGATAAAATTCAAGGTATTGTTTTAAGTACAGTTCATAAAGTAAAAGGTCTTGAGGCTGATAGAGTGTTTATTATAAGACCTGATTTATTACCAATGAAAAATGTTAAAAGTTGGCAATATGTTCAGGAGAAGAACTTAGAATATGTTGCGATCACAAGAGCGAAACTTGAATTAATTTATGATAATGAATGGACAGATGAAGAATAAGATAAAAATTGAAATATATGACGATAAAAAGGAAAGATACCAATCTTTTGAAGCTAAATTAATCGAAAATAATTGGGATATCCCTCTTGAAGGTTATGGTGAAAATCAAGATGAAGCAATTGAAGATTTAAAAAAAATAATCAACAATAGAATAGAGGCTTTAAGTAATATTGATTTTACTGATATCGTTATAAAAAAATAAAATGAGGAAAATACATTACAAAAATGGGAATATATATATTTAGAACTAGCAGTAGTAGTAGTTATGAAGAACCAAAAAAAGAAAAAATATTACCTAACCCACGACAAGATAATTATACCGTTATTCGTAATAAGGTTGTGGGTGAGTTTTTAATAATTGAACTAAAATACCATGACTGTACGAACTATGAAGGTCGTAAAATAATGGTGTATAAATGTACGTTAAATAACTTAATGAAACAAAAACTAATTGACCCACACTTTTCTAATAACAATAATTATTTTTCACCTATTGCAAGGTTTGAACCAACCGAACAGGGGTGGAACAATGCGTGTATGTTAGTTAACATTATATAGTAAATATTAAATTTAAAACATCATGTCAAAAATATTTAAAGAAAAATTAAGAGAAAATGAAAGATTAGCAATATATAAATTAGTTGCTAATGGTGAAATTACCCCTCAAAAAGCAGATGATTTGCTGATTGAATTATATAACAATAAATGTAAATTGTTGATTCTATCATGTATCGATCCTTTAATGTGGTATAACGATAAAATAAAAAAAGAATTTGAATTTATAAAAAAAATTGATAAGGAAAATATTTATTTAGTTAAAGATGATGACGGTTTAATTAAAATGGTTAAACAATGGGATGCTATTATAATACCAAAATAATATGAGTGAAATATTAGATGAAATATTAGGGAGAATTCCCTTAAAGACCAGATTAAAAGTTCTTAATGAAATGATGTTAATGGATTTTTTAACAGAATTTGGATTTAGGGAAGATAAACAATGGATTGAAGAAGAAGAAGAAATGCTAACTAAACTTCTTAATTATGCAAAAAAAATAACCAAATCGCAATTATCTGAAATTGAAGATTGGGAATTGGATGGTAAACCTAAATAAATAAAAAAGATGAAAAAACAAATTAGACAAAACGTATTTGAAACAAATAGTTCAAGTACCCACAGTATTTCTATTTCAAATGTAAAATCGGATGATTTAATGGAAATTGTAACCTTAGACGATGAAAATAATATTGAACTATCTGGGGGTGAATTTGGATGGGAAATTGAAAAATATAATGATTTTAATACTAAAGCTAATTATTTGGCCATATTGATTATTATGTCTGATAGTGAATTCGGTAAATATAAGGAAATGTTCGAGGATGTAATTAAAACCCAAACAGGATGTGAAAATATTATATATTCAATGTCTGATGATTATAATAGCCCTAATAGTTCTTATATTGATCATGGACGGGAACAAGGTATTATTGAAGAAGCTTGTGAAAATAGTGAAACTTTAAGACAATTTCTATTTAACTCTAATTCATGGTTATTAACCACTAATGATAATTGTGAAACTAGTTGGGAAATTAGTAATGATGGAATCCCAAAAACTTATGAAGATGAATATTAATAAAACAATAAATTATGAAAATAGTACAAATAAGACAAGGAGTTTTTGAAACTAACAGTAGTTCAACTCATAGTATGACCATTACAACAAAAGAAGAATGGTTAAAATTTAAAAACGGTGAATTATATTTTAATGAATGGGAAGATGAATTAACCGAAAATGAACTTGATAGTGATAAAGAGAATAATCAATCATTTAATGAATGGGAAGGTGACGAATATTTGGAAACATATGTGACGGAACATACAACTAAAAGTGGTGATGAAATAGTAATTTTCGGTAAATACGGTAGAGATGGGTAAACTATTAGTGTGCCAAATCAATATTTTCTACGTATATTTGGCACATGAATAAATATTTAAGAAAAAGGAACTAGAAATCATAAATATTTTAGTTATAATGAAAAAATTATATGAATATCAAAATGGTAACACTAAAGTTACTATTCTAGAAGATGGTACTAAAATAAGGGAATATGAAGATGTTCCTTTAATTGAGCATCCAGAGTCACTTGATATAAAAATTTCTAATCAATGTCATTGGGGATGTCAATATTGTCATGAAAACTCAACAGCGAATGGTGAACATGCAGATTTAAAGGTTCTATTGGACAAATTAAAAGATTTACCTGCTGGTGTGGAATTAGCAATAGGTGGTGGCTGTCCATTATTACACCCTGATTTAATGCCCTTTTTACATGAATTGAGAGATAGAGGATTGATTGCTAATATTACAGTTAATCAACAAAGTGTAAAAAAATATTATAGTTTATTAGTTGGTTTAATTGAAAATGATTTGGTTAAAGGTGTTGGAATATCTATCGTTAATAATGATTATGATGATATCAAAAAACTGATGGAATTAACTAATAACATTGTTTTTCATGTTATTGCTGGTGTTAATTTGGTGAACATTATAAAAGAATTGAATCAAATTGCTGAATATTCTAAAATATTAATTTTGGGTTATAAAACATTTGGCAGAGGGGTGAAATATAAATCTAAAGAAGTTGATGATAATATTCAAGATTGGTATAAACATTTAGCAGAACATATCGGTAATACGCACTTATCTTTTGATAATCTAGCAATTGAACAGTTAAATATAAAAAGATTCTTTACTAAAAAAGGTTGGAGTAGATTCTATATGGGAGATGATGGAACATTTACCATGTATATTGATGCTGTAAATCAAGAATATGCCCCAACAAGTAGGAGTGATGATAGGAAATCATTTAATAATCGCTCATTAACTGAATATTTTAGTGAAATAATAAATTAAATCTAAAGGTAGTCAAAACTTACCTATTTTTCGACATTTGGCTACTTTTCAAATATAAAATATATGCATAGAATAATAAGAATAGAAAATAAATTAAACTTTAGAATTGCTATTCATTTTATACCAGAAACAGGAGAAGCTGTTTTTCTTGGTGAATTAAGAACAAAAGGTGAATGGAAAGTGTTTACTAAGGAAATTAAAATTGAAATTAATGATTCAATAGAAAAAGATTCAATTGATAATGCAATAACTAAAATACATGATATGTTAGAAAAAAATTACAAATCTTATTTATTTTTTGATGGTATTTTTAATGTATTAAAAACAATAGAAATTAAAGAATAGTTTAATTCTCACCAAAAGAACCACCAGAATTTGTAACGGCAGTATAAGTCATATCGGATTTGTTGAGAGCTTCTATTGAGGCATTTAATGACCCTATAGATGAATTAATTTCACTTAATTCCTTATAAAATAATCTATTTTGTTCTTTTTGATCATTAAAGACTTCAATATAATGTGTCTCAACAGTTTCAATTTTTGGTGTGATAACTAATTGATAAAATCCAAAAAATATACCTAAAATTGTGGTAATAAGTGCGATGAAACTTTTAACAGTAAATATTATTTGAGTATTAGAATCTATTTGTTTTGGCATATTGTTAATTTTATTTTTCAATATTAGCGGTTTTCCATTTTATTTGTAAATTAATACTATCCTTACTAGTTTCATACCAATAAATTAATGTAGGTTCTGTTTCAATTACCGCAGAAAATCCTTTAGGGAATTGCTCATATGTTACTTCTTCTTCATCAACATAAATTCTTGTTTCAGTTAACTTAATTTTTACTCTCCTATCTTTATTTATTGATTCACTAGTTAAAAACAACTCAAATCTATATTTTGGTAACTCAGAAACTGTTTTTTGTTTTTGATCGTAATCACGATAAGTAAGAATATCTGATTTAAGAACATAATAAACTAAATTTATTTTATTTACATCAGATATAGAACGTTCCCATTGAGCATAGTTTATTATAGTTTTTTTCTTATCAAGAGATTGTGAATTAGAGTTAAATTGAAAAAGAAACGATAATAAAATTATTACTATAATATGTTTCATGTTATTTTTTATATAAATACCTTAATTAAATTTTATTAAATTTAAAATACGAATAATACCAAGGTTTCCCAGTTTTCATTTCAATTTGTTTTCTTTTAAATTTAGATTCTAATATAAAATCTGGGTATATTTTTTTTATATGAGTTGTTAATATCCCCGATTTATTGATATAATCAACAAATTCTTTATTAGTTTTTTTACAAATTGCAATATAATTATTATTTTCTTTAAATATCGATTCTGGTTTTTCTTTCTTCTTTATATATGTAAATAAAGTTAAAAAATTAATATTATGTTCTTTTGATAAACCTCTTATCGAAAAGCCACCATTTTTATATTTGTTGTAAATATTATTAATTTCTTCATCTAATAATGAATTAAATTCTCTATTATCTATTTTTTTGTAAATAGGGATGGTATTATTAATAAAATCTTCTTTATAGCACCAAATATATTCATCATTATTTTTACTCAATGCCAAACATAATCTATTTATTGCCTCATAACTTAAATTATTTTTATTATTTTTACCTGCGTTTGCTAATGACATATATTCTTCAACAATAAAATTATTTTTTAACTTAATAACGGGTTTAGAAATTTGGTCTACACGTTTTTTTATATGTTCAGGGGATTGTTTAATCTCTTTACGTGCCTTAGATAATTTAGTTTTTGTTTCTTTATTTGCAGGAGAATGCACACCCCCAGATTCAATATTATAACCTAGATTCCTATTTGTGGTGTTGAAATGTTTAATAAATTGAATTTCCTTTTCATTTAATTCATTTAAATTTTCAGCAGTTTCAATTATATTAAAATCAAAATTATTGAAACCGTATTTATTAAATGCTTTTAATAAATATGTGTTACATGAAGAAGCATTTCTTCTATATTCGTCATATCTATCATAAAAACCTCTTGTTGTTTGACCAATATACATTTTATTATTTATTTTATTAGTTATAGAATAAATAACACCACAAATTTCTTTAGTTTTTTTAGGATAAGGTAATAATAAATATTTTATTTTATTATAGAAATTTCTATTTTCATTTTTATCACCAATGAAATAAAAATATCTTCTTTTTCTATATTGAGGAACAAATAAAGCATTTGGATATTTTTTCAAAATTACATCTTTTTTTATTGTTCCAAATTCATTTCTTATTGATCTGGAATGTTTCAATTTTCCGTCAATATACACTGAAAATCTTTTAGATTCTCTACCATTTTTACCATAATTACCTCTCATTAATCCAACATAATTCCAATTAAGAGCTTGATAAATAGTGCCGATTTCTCCAGCAGCAGGATCAACTGTTGCTGTTAAAATTTTATATTTAGTATTATTTCTTATCCATTTAATTGTTTTTGTTATAAAATATGATGCCGTGTTTTTAGGTGTCCACCATAGACAAACCCCTCTACTCAATAAAAGAAGTTTATTGGTAAATGTGTATTTATCCCAAATTTTTGATTTATTTGCGGAATATTCTTCCGAATATATAACAATACCACCTAAATGTTCGATACCGTTAATATTAAAATATATACCAAAAAAATATTTATTAAATAATGGTATTGTTTTTAGCCATTCATATTCAATAATAATTTTTTTTGCTGTTGCTTGATCTACATTTTTTATTGATGTATTTTTTAAAGATACGTCATTAATATTAAAAGGAAGTGATTTTTTTTCTTCAATTTCTTTAATTTTTCTGATGGTATATTGATAAGCTTCCATATTAATTGTTTATTGGTTCATTATATGTCCAAAAAAAACCATTTTTATGTGTGTTTTTTGAACACCATCTTGAAATAGTTGATTGATTAACATTTTCTATTTTAGAAGCAGCCCCTGTGGACTCATAGGCGGTTATTTCATTATTTAATGTATTTATTTTATATGCTTTTTTATAAAGAATTTTCTTTTGAAGTTCAGATAAACCTTTAGCTTTTTTTGTTTCACTAATTTTCTTTTTAGTTTCCTCACTTCTATTTTTACCTTCCCAATATTTAGATGAGTTTTTACTTAAATGTTTTTTTTCTTCTTCAGTTTTAATTTTACCATATTTTTTTGCTTCTTTTGAACCTGCCTTAGCGATCCTTTTATTTATCCATTCATTGGTTTGTTTCTTTTTATTCATAATAATTTATTTTTATATGGTTCTTATATCTTTATGTCGAGACAAATATAAAAAAAGAGTTGATAGAAACCAACTCTTTTAATAATATTTAACGTTTATTTATTATTTACACTAAATCACCAATTCCAAATGTTTGTAAGCCATCACAGTAAATTCTACCATAGTAACGGTTAAGAACCATTTTCTTAGCATAACGTGTCATAATTCCACGTATAGGTGTAAAATCGAAAGGATTGTACATTACCGGCGTTAATTGCATAGGAACGTATGGGGCATAAATATACCCTGTCTCTAAGATTGAGCTACCTTTATGACCAATCAATACCGTATTAGCTGGTGCATAAGGGTCACGATACACAAGGTAACGTCCACTTAAAGTACCAATCTTCTCATACCCATATTATATTTATCTTGCTCAGGAGCAGCATTAGAAACGTGGAAATACTCAAGGTCATCGAATACAGCACTAATTTCTGGAGAAACAACTACCCAAGAAGCACCACCTCTAAGGGTTGCTTTATGAATTTGAGCTGAAATTTGATTGATTTTAGTAACCAATGTCTGATTCCAGTCTTTTTGCACACCATAATAAGTGTTAGATCCTTTACGTAGACCATTATAATCCCAACGAGCAGTCCAAGCAGCACCTCTTCTAAGGTCACGAAGAATCTCTCTATCAATTTCAGCAGCCATTTGTTCTGACAATAAAGCAGTCAATTCAGCTTCTGCATCAATATTATGAAATGCACTAACATCTTGCGCAAGTTCAGGAGTCCAAATAGCTCTCATCTTACGAGTTTCAACTGAAACAGTTACATCGTCAAGAGTGAAAGTTACTTCAGCCATTCTTGAATCTTCCTCAAGATCATCATATACACTGTAAGAAAATTCAAAATCTGGAGTAGTACCAGCAGTAAATGCTTGATATCCGTTAGTTCCCGGATAAGTCGTATCAACAACTAATTCAATATTACCTTGTGGGCTTACAATACCTTGTCCATATTTTTGAACTTTAACGTTAAATGGTAATGAACTACCAGCAAGAATACTTTCATCAGCATAAGGATATGGAGCATCGAAATCTATACTAGAAACAATTTTTAGACTAGCTAAAAACGATTCAGTATCCATTGGTACACCAGCAGGACCGATTAATTTACCTTCCTCAGTAGTCGAAAGACCAATAACAATAACTCTAGCAATAGCGTCTCCACTAACCCAAACAGTTGCTGCACTAGTTACACCAGTAATAACAGTAATTCCACCTTTTGAACGATCAAATAAAGAAGTTCCTTCTTCATTCTCTTCAGTTGCATAAAATGCATCATATAAAGACCTGTTCTCAAATTGAGTTCTAGCTGAAGCAGCTAAAGTTGCAGCATTTTGATATGCACCGTTAGGTGAAGAATGTTGCTCGTCAATTCTTACAGACGCTTTAGGGTTAATAAAATATAATTTACCGATTGGTAAGTTAAGAGCTTGTACCGATACAATATCGTTAGCTAATAATTTAGCAAATACTCTACGAATAACTGGAAAAGCTACAGTTTCAAACTGTCCACTTGATGTTGAGTCAGTAGACTCATTAATCATATGTGAAAGTTGATTTTCAAATAACTGTGCGCAATTTTCCTTAACGTTTCCTTCAAGACCTTCTAATAGGCCAATTTGTTCCCAACGATTACTTGTAATTTCTCGTTGTTCACGTAGTTGTTTTAATCCAATATTTCCAACTAATTTACTTTCTGTTAAAAATCCCATTTTAATTTTTTTTTATTATTAAATTATTTTTTTCTTACCTCTGTTTTCTACGTATTCGATCAATCTTTTCATTTTTTTGATATGATCATTATTTTCATACGCTGTTTTTTCTACTACTTCATCAAGTTTTTGTTTAGAAGATGGTTGTATTGAGGTAGTTATTTTATCTTCTATACTTTCTTTAATAGTTTTCTCTGTTTCTTTCATTTCAGTTAAGAAAGTTTTATACTTATCCTGTGAGTCGGCAATAGTATCTATTTTCTTAAATTCATTGATTATTTTCACTTTATCCTCTTGTGTTAATGCCAATTCTTCGTTAACAAATAGATTGTTTACGTGTGCTAAATTGGTATTAAATATAGCCATTTCTTTTAACTGATTTCTATATTTTCCTAATGCGGTTTTATAACCTTCCACTAGTTTATTAACGGATTTTTTGAATTTCTTTGATTCGTTTAATTGTTTTGTTATTTTTTTGTTTTCCCCAATTAAACCATTAAGCTTCTTTTTAGATTCTCTAAGTTGAGGTGCTAATTGTGCTTTTTCTCCTTTACTTAGATAATTAGAATTTGGTGTGTTTCTGCCAGTAGAACTTTTTCTTGAACCATGACTTACACCATGTGCTTCATCTATATCTTCATCGTCAATTAATGCATCAACATCATTGTCAGTAAACATTTCGTCAATTTCATCACCAATTGCTTCTAAATCAACTTCACCTTCTTCATCTCCAAGTTCAATTTCATCACCTATTTCAGAATCATCTTCAGCTTTTTCTTCATCACCATTTAAATTATTGATGATGTCATCAAGTTTTTCTCTTACATCCATTAAATCAGTTACGGCTTCATCACTTGGACTTTCTTCGTCACTAATTTCTTCTTCGCTATCGGTAACTTCAATTTCTTCTTCGTCACCAATTTCTATATTTTCTTCGTTATCATCTTCTATTCCTTCACCTACCCCCACTAAATCATGCATCATTTTGCTAGAACCAGATGGGGTTGTTTTAGCTTGTTCTTCTTTACTTCCATAAGTTAATACGTTATTTGGTGTTCTTAAAGTTCCACCTCCATGTTTAACATATTGTTTCAATATTGCAAGTTTTGCTTCTGGAGAAGTACGTGCAATAACTTTTTTAATGTGACCACTTTTTCTGTCATTAGATAAAATAAGAAATGCCCTTTTTAATAATTTATCCATACCAGCATTATCACTAGGATCTATTTTTTCAACATCTGATTTAAGACTTTCCATAATATTTCCAGTTTCTTCATTTATTCCTAAATCATGTTGCATTTGACTAGCACCAGATGGAGTAGCCTTACCTTGTTCTTCTTTACTTCCATAAGTTAATACATTATTTGGTGTTCTTAAAGTTCCACCCCCGTGTTTAGCGTATTGTTTCAATATTGCAAGTTTTGCTTCTGGAGAAGTAGCATTCATAACTTTTAAAATATGACCCTTTTTTTTGTCATTAGATAAAATAGGAAATGCATCAATCATTAATTTATTAATACCAGCATCATCACTAGAATCTATTTTTTCTATTTTTGATTTAATTCCTCCACCTACCATTCCTTTAAGTTTATTACCAAAATCTTTTAATATCTCATCTAAATTTTCTACGTCATCAATTTCACCATCTAAATCTTCCATGCTATTAATTTCATCTTCAATTTCATCTAAAGTGATAATTTCATCTTCATCACCAGCACTATTTAAAGCACCATCGACTTGATCCATGTCAAGATCAGTTATGTTAAATTCTTCATTTTGAACTTCTTTTATTGATTCATTAACTTTTTTTGTTTTTTTTGTTCCTTTTTTCATAACAGGGTCGATTTTATCTTCGTTAGTTTTATTTTCGTTTATTTTTTTATAAGATGATTTTTTCTTTTTATCTTCTAACTCGTCTTTGAATAAGTTATTGAATTTCTCTGGAAACTCTTTTGCTAGTTTTTGTTTAGCGTTAACATCGGCAGCTTCCATGATTTCTTCATAATCACTTATTGCCTCTTTAATTATCGATTTTTTTTTATCGTCTTTCATATCGTTAAATTGCTATTACTTTAATAATGTAATTTTTATATAAATACAAACTTTTTAAGAAAAAGTACAATTTTCTAAAAAAAGTCAGTTAAAATCAGATTTTTAGCTATTATTTTTCTTTATAAAAGAAAATTATTTAATGCGTTTGTTATTTTATTATCGATTATTTCTTTTTTTATTATGTTTTCGGTGAAATTTTCTTTACTTGAATTAGGCGGGAAAAGATAAGCTCCGGGAGTACTCGGTGTTGCCACTAAATCAAATCCAATTAATTCAAAATCATTCTGTACCATATTTTCACCATCAACTTCTTTAAGTGTTCCAACCCCACGAGACGAAATACCTAATTGTATTTTATTTTGTAGATATAATAATATTTTATCACCAACTACGGAAACGATACCATATTTAATAAAACCGGGAGATACGATAAGCTTCAATTTACCATAAAGAATATTTTCTTTATCTCCATTACCCCACCACATTTTTGTTAATAAGTGTGATATATTTTGAAGAGATATAATAGACGATTCTGGATGATCTGCTTCTGATACTGCACTATTATTATCAATTAATTTTTGATAATCATTAACTTGGGGGATTAAAACATCTTTAGGATAAATTCTTCCATTTTTATTTTTTACACCCCATTTTTGTAAGATACAATCAACAAGTATCGGTTCATCTAATTTTAATTCAAAATTCTCATTAAGAATATTATTAAGAATGTCAGTATTAGTGTCAAAATCTACATAACCAGCATCTTGTTCGATTAAAATCCCATAGCCAGTTTCATTTCTTTTTAATATATTGCTCATATTTAAAATCTTTTGATTATAAATAGTTTATTTTAATAAATTGGTTTAACTTAGAGCCAAAAATCTTTTTTCTTTTATCGTATTTATTGTTAAATACTTAATATATGACAACAGAGGATGTAAGTGCAGGTAATGTGACAATGGCTAAAGACCCTAATGATGTTAATACTAATAACACCACAACTAATGGAATTAGATTCGTTAATGGTATTCCACAATATCAAGATATGTATATGTTTGTTGAATTGGTGGCTCAAACTAGAGGGAGATCTGTAATAATAAAAAGCGAAAAAAATAGTAACGTTAGTAATAATTCAGAACCAAATGATGTTAACTTCATGGGTAATAACCAAAACGATAGTGTTGGTGACCCAAATTTTTTAAATTTTACTACTAATTATTATGATGGTAGTACTGGTGATCGAACACAATATGAAAGTTTTGGTATTTCAGATGTTAAAATAAAAGTTAATTCATCTTATGTTCCACAAGTAAATATTAAATTTCTTGATATTAGAGGATTGTCTTTTTTTAATCAAGACGATTCTCCATATAGAATGTTATTTGATTTTCCAC